AAATATGTCAGTAAGGTCTCAATAGACCACTAAGGCCTTAGATTTGCCTGTAAAGATAACAAATCAAACTCCTCTGTGACAATCTAGGTAACAAATAAGCAAACACGGAGGTTTAAATGTCTGCTCAAATTACTAATGCTTTTATTACTCAGTTTGAGGCTGAAGTACATATGGCATACCAAAGAATGGGTAGTAAGTTCAAAGACCTAGTGCGTACTGTAAACGGTGTTAGTGGTGAATCTGTAAAATTCCAAAAAGTTGGAACAGGTGAAGCTACTACAAAAGCAAGACACGCTGAGATTGTTGCTATGAACATTTCACACTCAAATGTTACTGCAACTCTATCAGACTTCTATGCGTCTGATTACGTAGACAAACTAGATGAACTGAAAACCAATATCGACGAAAGAAGCGTAATTGCAAATAATGCAGCTTATGCTCTTGGTCGTAAGACTGACAGTATCATTACTGATGCAATGGCATCTGCAACTACTGTTGCAAACAATGCTGGTGCAAATGGTACTACATCTTTAGCTACTGACATGAATGTCGATAAGTTTAAAGATATGCAAGCGTTATTCGGTACAAATTCTGTGCCAGATGACAACCAAAGATATTGGGCAATCGGTCCAAAGCAATGGTCTGACTTACTAGCTGATGATCAATGGACTAGAAGTGAGTACTTAGGAAACTCAGAATTACCTTATGCTGGTATGAACTACACAGCTAAAAGATTCTTAGGTTTCTTAACATTCGTATTCTCAGGTCTAGATACATCAGGATCAACTGATAGACACACAGTTTGTTGGCACAAGTCATCAATGGGTCTAGGTATTGGATCAGAAGTTAGAACAGAAGTTAACTATATACCTGAAAAAGTCTCTCACTTAATGACTTCATACTTAAGTATGGGATCAATACTGATTGACGATAACGGTATCAGAGTACAGAAGTGTGCGGAATAGGAGATAGATATGGCATACGCTTTAGCAAACCCTATTAAAAAAATCTCTCAAATGGGAGATACCAACAGCATGTGGTACTACGCTGATGGCGACGCAATAGGTACAATAGATGACAACGAGTACTTTTTACTATCTACAACTGAATTAACAGCTGGAGATGTAATCATAGTAAACAGTGGTGGCTCGAATGGTGTAGTAGATATGTTAATCGTAACTACAGCAAGCGCTACTCAAGTTAGAACTGCTTTACTTTCATAATTACTAACTTAGGTGGGGGTTTTTACCCCCACTAGACATAAACAATGGCAGTAACAAAAGTAGATATAGCTTCAAGAGCATTAATAATGATAGGTGCAAATCCTATTTCATCATTTACAGATGGAACAACAGAAGCATTAACAACAAATACAATATACGAAGAAATAGTAGAATCTACTCTAGTGAGATCAAACTGGAGATTTGCTACAGGACAAAAACAATTATCATTACTAGCTGATGCGCCTACTGGCAGATATGAATATGCATATCAAATACCAGCTAATCCTCAATGTTTAAAAATTATAGCAATCACTTGTAATGATGCATTACTACAATATCAAAGATATGAAGATAAAGTTTATTTAAATGGTTTTGGTCAAAACAGTACAGTAATAATGGATTATATTTTTAGACAGAATGAGGATCATTTTCCACCTCATTTTCGTTTAGCTATAGAATATAAACTAGCTAGTATTTTTGCTGGTAGTATTGCAAGAGATGCAGCTATGGTTAGAGAGTTTGACCAGCTTTCTGAAAGACAAATACTTATAGCTAAAAATACTGACTCACAGGAAACTACAACAAAAAGACTGTCTACTGAAAGATTTATTACTGATAGGAGAAGCAGTCGTAGTGGACTTGTTCAGTCATAATGCCAAGAAAAGTAAGACAGGTATATACGAATTTTTCGTCAGGAGAAATTAATAATCTTCTCAATGCAAGAACAGATGCAAAAGCATATTTTGAAGGTGGTAAACAAGTAAGGAACTGGTATCTTCTTGATGAAGGTGGAGTTATGCGTAGACCAGCTACAGAATTTATGGCTACTCTACCAGCAGAATGTAGAATAATTCCATTTATATTTTCTAATGATGAAGTAGCTTTATTTGTTTTATCTAATAATAGATTAGATGTTTACAATTCTAGTGGAACAGCAATACAAAGTAACATTACAAGTAATTGTAACTGGACACTTGCACAGCTATTTGAACTTAATTTTGCCCAATTTGGTGATACAGTTTTTGTTACAAATAGAAATAATGAGCCAAGAGTTATTAAAAGAACTTCAGCTAGTACATTTACTGTAACTGCATTTGCATTTGAAGAAGATGATACAGTAACAGTAGGTGGTATAAATAAAACGACACAACCATTTTTTAAATATGCAGACAGTGCAATAACAGTAACACCAGCAGCAACAAGTGGTACTGGAGTAACTTTAACTGCTAGTGCTGATACTTTTGTATCAGGTCATAACGGAACATATCTTACAATAGGTGGTAAGCAAGTTAAGATTACTGGGTTTACAAGTGCAACACAAGTTACAATAACAATACTAGAAACACTTGCTAGTACAAGTGCAGAAGCAGATTGGGCAGAACAATTAATATCTAGTGTAAGAGGATTTCCACAAGCTGTATCATTTCATGATAATAGACTTTGGTTTGCTGGTGTAAGAGATAAACCATCAGCTGTAATAGGAAGTCATATTGGAGGATATTTTAATTTTGATTTAGGAACTGGTTTAGCAGATGAAGGTATAAATGTAGCTATTGCTGGTGATAAAGTAAACGAAGTAAGGCATCTAGTATCATCAAGAAACTTACAAATATTTACAGATAGTGGTGAGTTCTTTGTTCCTGTATCTTCTCAATCAGCTGCTATTACTCCTAGTAATATAACTTTTCTAAGACAGACACCTTATGGTTGCAATAGATCAAGTCCTATACCTTTTGATGGAGCTTCTTTATTTAGTCAAAAGAATGGTAAAGCTATTAGAGAATATGTATTTTCAGATGTAGAACAAGCATATAGATCAACTAGTGTATCAGTTTTAGCATCTCATCTTATAGATGTACCAAAACAATTATCTATGATTACAGGTAATGAAATAAAACCAGAACAGTTTGCTTTCTTCTTAAATAGTGGCACAACACATGATGGTAAGATAGCAGTCTTTCATAGTATTAGAGATGAAAAAATTGCTGGTTGGACAATGTGGGAAACACAAACTGGAGATAAATTTCATAGTATTACAGCATTAAATGATAAACTATTTGTAGTAGTAAAAAGAGTTATGCCAAGTGGCACAAAATATTTATTAGAAAAATTTGCTAATGATGACAGCATTACATTAGATTGTTCTAGTACAACTACTGTATTTCAAAAAGGCACACCTCTAGTAAATGGTGGCTCACAATCTGGTAACACCTTATCAACAGATGGTTTTACTACTGCACCAGCAATACAAGAAACTTTTACTATAGCTGGAAATGCAACAGAATATACTATAACTGCTGTTACACAAACTGCTTCTGGATTTGATTTACAACTAAATAAAAACCTTGCAGCAACACCATCTGATAATGCTGCTATTACAATAGTAAATGGATTTATGCATACAGTAAATGCTATTTATGACAATACAGAAAAAGTATTTGCAGTATTTGGTAATGGATCATTAGGTGAATTTACAGTAGATTCTAATAGTAGAATTACACTTACATCAGCACCTTTTCCTACTGGTGTTCGTGTAGGATTTAATTTTACACCTATATTAGAAACTATGCCAATAGATAAAGAAATAGACAGTGGGCCTTTGACTGGTCAGCCAAAAAGAGTTAATAAAGCTATAATAGATATATCTGGTGGTTTAGATATAACTATGAAAGCACAAGATTTGTCAGCAAAAGAATTAGTAATACAACAAGTAAACTTTACAGCTGGTAGTGATTTATCAGCAGTAACAGATAAAAAAGAGTTTAATTTTTTAGGATATAGTAAAAGTCCAACAATTACTATTTCACAAAACGATCCTTTACCATTAAAAGTATTAGGAATAGCTATGGAGATACAGTTTGCATGAGTTCTGAGATAGGTACATTATTTGAATCATTTAAAGATGTAGATAGTTCTACATATTTTATTGCAGCTACTGGAGCAAGAACTGTTGGAGAAATAGCTAGTATACAATCTCAAAGAGCAGCTTTAGCAAGAGAAAATTATAGAGTAGAAACAGAAAGAAGATTAGCAAGACTAAAAGCAATAGAGGCAGAAAATGATAGACGAGATGTTGCTTTAGCAGAATTAGCACAAAATAAAGCATTTCAATCTACTGCTGGATATTATGATGATGGTATGAGTTTTTTAAATATTAATAAACAAGTAGAAAACAAAATGAATAAAGACATAGCTACTATTAGATTAATGGGTAATGCAGTAGATAATAAATTTACAAGCATGTTATTTGAAAATAATATGAAAGAAAAAGATTTAGTATTTGGTGGTTATACTTCTATTGCCATAGGATTAACAAATGGCATGGCGTTGTATAAATACAACAAAGACGGAAATAAACAACCAAACATAGATTTAAGTAAATATATAGGATAATGGCACTAACAACAGGTAAAAAACAAACATCAGTAACTCCTAGCTCTATGGCTAATAGAATGGGTGTAGTACCAGCATACGGTGGTGATTGGCTTGCAACAGCAAGTGATACACTTGGTAAAACTTTAGACTTACAAGCAAAAAGAGTAGCAACAATAGAAGAAGAAAAATGGAAAGCACAGTTTAGTATAGATACTTATAAAGCAATAAATGAATTTGCTATGGCAAAAAGAATTGATCCTAATGGATTTAATGAAACTGTTACTCCATATATTGAAGCATTAGTAGAAGCTGTACCTACTAAATACAAAGGTTGGGCAAAACAATACTCAGGTATGATGGCTGCTAGAGAAGGTCAGCAAATAATAAACAGACATTACAATATACAACAACAAGATGCTATAAAAGTTTTAAGTAATGACACTGATGTATGGTTATCTAATACTTCTAGAATTATGGAAAGCACTGATTACAAAGACTGGGATCAAACATTTGTTGATAGTCATTTAGCAGAACTTACAGAAAAATCTGCTTCATATGAAAATTTATATAATAGTCTTGATCCACAATACAAAGCTGGATTACCTTTACCTGAAGTATGGAAAAGAGATAAACAACTTAAATTTGAAGGAGCAAGATTAAATTCTAAACATAGAGCTTTATTAGAAAATGCTGCATTAATGGATCAAGAAGCAGTATTACAAGTAGACCTCAATGATGATAATGAAATATATCAACCAAGTGGTGTAAAAGATGAGCCTACAAATGTAGACATTGCAATAGCAACAATAAATAGAAACTTAACTAAATATATGGAAAATCCTGATACTGATGGATTAGATGGTTATACTACACTACTAGATACTACAAATGCTGAAAGAGAAGATTTAGTAAGTAATGCTCAAGAGTATGTAAATACACTTAAAAAAACTTATGATGTAGAACAAAATAAAATAAAAAACCAAGCACAAACTAATTATAATAGAAATATAAATATTTTAACAGATGCAGCTAGTTCTTCTTATACTTCATATGATGAATCAACATTAATTAAAAATTTAAATGCATTAAATGCAACACCAGAAGATCGTGAAAAAGTTTTAACTGCAAATACAAAAAGTAATATTATTGGAAAGTATGCTGCATTCCTTTATGCTGAAGAAGATACAGTTGATTCAATAACATATAATGGAGAAACTTTAGAATTTGGTAAATTTAATAAAACTTGGAATACAGTTGTTAATAGAGCATTTGCTGAAATGTCAGCAAGAGGTATTACTGGTGTAACTAAAAAAGAAATAAAAACAGGTATTATAAATCAACACATTTATACTTTAACTGGTAAAGAGCCAAATGATTTAACTTTTGAATATAACTTTGCATCAGGTGTTGGTAGTGAAGATTTTGATGCTATGGTAAATTATACTGTAAATATGGGTATAGTTCCACAGCCACTAATTGATTTTATAAATGAAAATGTAGGAGAAGGTGGAGCTGGTTTAAACTTAAATGTAGATGCTAATATAGATACATTAATACAAGTAGCTGGAATGTATAATGTTTTACAAAATACACCTATGCCACTTGAACTAAAAATTGATGGAGTATCACCAGAAACTCAAATGTTATTAGGACAGTTCTATGCAGATTATAAAAATTATTATGATAGAGTAGAAGGTCAAACACAACCATTTATACAATCAAATGATTTTGTAAAAAATTGGTGGGAAATAAGAAATGCATATCAAAATGATGAAGCAGATAAAGTTATTAATGCATTTAATTTAAGATTAGATGATGTTGATGAAGAATTATTAACAGGATTAATGAAAGATTATATTGAAAAAAGTACAGTAAGTATTTTTGGTGTAAACTTTGGATCAACTATAGCACCTCTAACTCCTAGTGAAACTGTAGAGCCATTAATAGATTTTCCTTTACTAAGATATTTTACAGTAAATGCTGAAGAAGTAGCAGATTTAAATGTACAATTAGGTGTAGAAAAAATACAAGAAGTATTACCAGATTATTTAGTTAATTATTATAAAGCAAATAATATAACTGCTGACAGAATAAGAGTAAGATCAAACTTTTTATTAACACAAGATATAAATGACGTTATTCGTTTTATTATGGCTGATCTTTCTAACACAGGACACGGATTCGAATAGTATGGTAGATTTAGTTAAATATCCAATATTTCAAGAGTATGGAGATTATCTTACAGAAGATGAAATAAAAACTGATATGGTAAAAAATATACAAAAAAGAATTATGGGTATGAGTGATTTACAAAGAAATGAACTTGGTATATCAGAAGATTTTTTACAAACTAATAATTTATTTGATATGATTGATAATAAACAAATTAGATTTGTATATGATGAAAGATCAAGCAATTCACAACCAACCTATCATATAAAAGCAGATTTTGATGGAAGTGGATTATATTATAGTATTGACAATCCTTATAGTGACACATCTTATGCTCCTGTAATTTTTGGAGAAGCAAAACCAGATTATTTAGAATCTAGTCCTGATAAATTAAGAGAACAAGCATACATAGATGAATGGGCAGATGGATACGAAGAAAGAATGAAAGGATATGAACAAAGAGGTATGGGAGAAACAAGAAAAGAATTAGCTGAATTTATAAATTATAATATGTTTAAATTTGGTAATGATATAACTATGTTTGGTAAAGATGTTGCAGAAAGTATTGCAGATGCTTTACCATTTTTTGAATATAATCATGATAACTGGAAAGATCAATCTGCTAAAATACAATTAAGAATTAACGAACAAGAAACATCTAATAAAGCATTAGGAGTAAAAAATACTGATAGCTTATATAATTATATTTTTGATGAAGAAGAAAATATGATTTTTAAACCTAATGCATATGAAACTAAAGCTGGTAATGGTGATTGGACAATAGGTATGGGTTTATCATTAAAAAACGAAACTGTAATAAATGCACTAAAAGATAAAGGATATAGTATTGAAAAATTAATATCTCAGGAAGAAACTATAACTGAAAAAGATGCAATAGATATTTTTAATATTAAAATTAATGAAGCAAAACAAATAGCAACACAAAAATTTAAAAATGTTGGAGTAGACATAACTGGAGTAAAAGATTCATATTTATATATGGCAGTTGTTTCTATGCAATATCAAGGATTAATAGGTGATTCATTTATACAAGCTACTGCTAATTATATTAAAACAGGTGATGAAAAATATTTAGGTAAGTTTTCAGCTTATACAGAAGATGGTACTGCTATAAGAAAAGATGATCCAAGATATGCAACAAGAGAAGTTACTATGTTAGGTGAACTTTATAATGATGGATTGGCTGCAATAGAAGATGACATGAAAGGAATTTTTTATAGAAACGAAAGACGAGCTAAATTACTTATGGCTTGGACACAAGGTCAATATACTAATTCAATTAAATACGATTAATGCCTGAAGTAACAGTAGGTAGAGGTAGATCATTTCTTACTGAAAGAGAAATAAAACCAGTTGATGATACTCCGTTTTTTGCAAATATAAAAAATACTGCACAAAATTTAGGATATGGTTTTATAGATGAAAACTTATTAGCACTTGGTACATTATATGCTGCAAGAGTACTTAGTAATGAAGATGCTGCTTTTGAATACAAACCTGAATATAATATATTTGCTGATCCACAAATAGTAGGAACTGAACTACAATCTTATATTGGTAATTTTATGCATAGCAATAATGCAAAACATACAGCAGATTTAATTAAAAGATTTAAAGAAAAACAAAAAAAAATACAAGGTAGTCCTTCATATGTTATTGGTAGAATACTAGGTGGTCTTACTGATCCTTCTACAATATTACCTTTTACTAAAGCTGGTAAATTTTTAATTACTGGTAGCAGATTAAAAAGAGGTACAGCATTTGGTGGTGTAGTAGGAGCAGAAGAATTATCTAAAAGAATGTTTACTGATGAAAGATCAATGACAGAAACATCATTGATTACTGCTGGTGGTTTTATAATACCGGCTATGTTTCCAGCTATTCCTAGAAGTACAGGTAAAAAATTTGACGATCTTGCAGATGCATTAGATGAAGCAGATGATGTTATATTTAATAAAAATACTGTAGGAGCTGCAAGTCCACAAGGAACTAAAGTACCAACAGAAGATGCATTAAGAACAGAAAATAAAATACAACCTACTGGTATGGGTATATTTGGAGAAGATGGCCCATTTAATCCTTTGTTTAGAGTTTTAAAAAATGGATCAAGTAATGCTCAAGAATTTATAGAAAATGTATTAGAAGGGCCTCTATATCAAATTAAAAATTTTGCTGGTACTGGTAAAGTTACTGCTGGTAGCATAGAAAGAAATATATACAAAAGATATACTCCAACTGTTTTAGCAGCAACAAAAAGAATAGAAGCTGCATATGCAAAATATTTACAAAGAAATGGTGCTAATAAACAAAATTTTGTAGAAAGAAACTTCGATACTAAATTTACTAATAATCAACAAATAATGTCTCCTAAACAATTTAGAGAAGCAATATGGGATTATAGATTTGGTAAATTAGATGTTGATGATGAAGTTATAGAAGCATCAAAAGGATTAGATCAATTTTATAAATCTATAGGTGGAGAGTATGATGAATTAAAAATAGTACAAAGATACCTAGAACATCAAATAGATGCACTTAAATTTTTTATCGGTAGAACAAAAAACAATAAAAGAAAAGTAGACTTACAAACTAAATTAGAAAAATTAGAATCTAAATTAGAATATGTAAATACACATGGATCATTAAAAAGAGATAATTATACAAATATAGTATTTAAAAAAGATAGAATTACTGCAAACTTTGATGAATTTAAATTAATTTTAACAAAAGCTCTTAGAGCAAAAAATCCAGCTATTAGACAAGATGAAATAGATGACATAGTAGAAAGTTTTAAACAATATCAACCTTTCATTGAATTTGAAAACATAAGTAAAAAATTACAATTATTATCTAAACACAGTAATATGAAAGCTGCTGATAGAGAAATACTAGAACTACAATTAATGAATAAAGTAGATAGAGTATCTTCAAGATTTAAAAGTAGAAATCTAAATGTAGACTATAGAATTTTAGCTGATGCTGGATTTATAGAAAAAGATATAAATATATTACAAAGATTATATTACAATCAAACTATACCTGATATTGAAATAACAAAAGTATTCGGTGATCCTATGGGTTTTGGCTCTAATTACCAAAAAGGCAATATAGTAGGTATGAAACAAATATCTGATGAATATGATGAAGCTATAGAAGCTGCAACATCTGTATCACAAAGAAAAAAATTAATTAAAGAAAGAGATGAAATATTAGATGATCTTGATGCCTCAATAGCATTAGTAAGAGGTACTTATGGTTTACCACAAGATCCAAACAGAACATTAAGCAGAGGTATTAGAATAGGTAAATTATATAATTCTATGACTATGCTTACTGGTATTGCTCAAACTGTTGATACAGCAAGATTAGTAATGATTAATGGTGTTACTAAAACATTTAAAATGTCATTAGAAGTTATGACAAATGGTTATGCAAAAGAAACAATTAGAATGAGTAAAAATACTACACAACTTGGTGGAGAAGCTCTTGATATGGCAACAAGTCAAAGAGCTATGTCTATGTACGGTATAGATGATGCTTTTGGCGTATTTAACAAATTTGAGCAAGGTATGAGTACAGTAGGTAATTTATACTTTACATTTTTAAATTTATCTAACCCTTGGAATACAGCAGTAAAAACTATGGCTGGTATGTTTAATGGAGCAAGAACATTAGAATCAATAGAAGCATTAGTTACTGGTGGTAAAATTACTAAAGTAAATTTAGCTAGATTAAGAAAACTAGGTATAGATGATGATGTAGCAAAAGAAATATATAAACAATATCAAAAACACGGATATGGTAAAAATGCTAACTCTTGGAAAAGTATTGGCGATCAATATAAATTAATGAGAGTAGCAAATAGTGAATCATGGGATCAAACACCTGAAGCAATAAAAGCAGCAGAAGTATATCATTCAGCAATAGGTAAACAAGCTAGAATAGATATTGTTACACCATCTAAAGGTGATGTACCTTTATGGGCAAACACAGAATTAGGTGGAGTATTACTACAGTTTAAAAAATTTGGTTTAGCAGCAACACAAAGAATGTTGATGGTAGGATTACAAGAAAGAGATATAAACTTCTTAAATGGTGCATTACTTCTATTAGCTAGTGGTGCAGCAGTTGATGCATTTAGACAAAGAGCATTTAATAGAAGCTATGCTAAAAAACCATTCGGACAAAAATTAGTAGATGCATTTGATAGATCAGGATTAGGTGGTATATTTTCTGATGTAAACAATGCACTAGAAAGATTAACTAATAATGAAATAGGTCTTAGACCTTTGCTCGGAGCAAAAAAACCATATGGTACATATAGAGATTTATTTAATAATCCTGTACCTGATGTACTTGGTCCAAGTGCTAGTCAACTTGCAAATATAGGAGATATTGCTTGGACATGGGGTACAGGTAAGTACAACCATCACACAGCAAGAAATGTGCGTAGACTTTTACCATTTCAAAATGTATGGTTTTTAGATTCATTATTTGATGAAATTGAAAAAAAGGCCTTAAGATGAGTATAACTATATCAAATACTAGTGCCAGAATACAATATACTGCTACTAGTTCACAAACACAGTTTACTGTACCATTTGAATTTTTTTCAGATGCAGATTTACTAGTAGTACATACTAATGCTGGTGGTGTAGATACTACATTATCTTTAGCTTCTAACCCATCTTCTGTATCTCAATATTCTGTTTCTGGAGCTGGAGAATCTGGAGGTGGCAGCATTACACTAGGATCAGGTGCTACAGCTGGTGATAAATATACTATACAAAGAAACTTAGCTTTACAAAGAACTACTGATTTTCCCACTTCTGGTACATTTCCTATAGAAACTCTTAATACAGAATTAGATAAAATTGTTGCATTATTACAACAAGCTGAAGTAAAAATTAATTTAAGTCCAAAAGCATCTTCATCTACATCTACAGCATTCGGTCTTACATTTCCTGAATTAGTTGCTAACAAACTATTAACAGTTAATTCTGCTGGAGATGGATTAGAATTTTCACAAGAAATAGGTACATTTAAAGGAAACTGGGGAGCTTCTACATCATATGTGCAAAGAGATATTGTAAAAGATACCAGTACAAATAACATATTTATAGCATTAACATCTCATACAAGTTCAGGATCACAACCACTAACAACTAATACTGATTCTGCTAAATGGTCTTTACTTGTTGATGCCGCTAGTGCAACTACTAGTGCATCAAATGCAGCCTCAAGTGCAACTGCTTCGGCAAATAGTGCAACTGCCAGTGCAAATTCTGCAACTGCAAGTGCAAATAGTGCTACAGCTAGTGCAAGTTCAGCCACTTCGGCAGCCAATAGTTTTGATTCTTTTGATGATAGATATTTAGGAGCTAAATCTTCTGAGCCATCTGTAGATAATGATGGTGATGCTCTTGTTACAGGTGCTTTATTTTTTGATACGACTGCAAATGCTACAAAAGTATATACAGGATCAGCATGGCAAACAGTTACAGTTTCTGCAAGTAACCAAACAAATATTAATACTGTTGCTGGTATATCTAGCAATGTAACAACTGTTGCTGGGATAGCTTCTAATGTAACTACGGTTGCTGGTGTTAGTTCTGATGTAAGTACTGTAGCTGGAATAGCTAGTAATGTAAGTACTGTTGCTGCAGATGGTACTGATATTGGTAATGTTGCTGGATCAATTAGTAATGTCAATACTGTTGCTAGCAATATATCTAATGTCAATACGGTAG